TATAAACCAGAAGACATATACAAAGGGGTTGTAATTAAAGATAATGCTCGTGGTTCATATTTTCTTGAGAAGGGAAACACAGATACCTATAAGAAGATGATTGACGAGCAGTATAAGTAATGTTAGCAGAACTTGCAGCAATCAATGCCGCATATGCTGTGATTAAGGAAGTGATAAGTAACGGTAGAGAATTGGGTGAGTGTGCTGGACATCTAGGACAATTTTTTCATAATAAACAGCAATTAGAAAAGAAAGTTGTTAATGCTCCTGTAGCCCGGCGAACTCAACTAGAAGAATTTTTTGCATTAGAAGAAGCACGAAGAAAAGAAAAAGAACTGAAAGATTATATGTTAATTGCAGGGCGACCTGGGTTATGGGATGATTGGGTAAGATTTCAAAAGATGCATGCTCAACGAGAGTTGGCTGCTGCACAGGCTCAGAGACGTGCTGAAATTGAAGCAGCGCAACGTCACGAAGAGCTTGTTCTTATGACTTGTGTTGGAATTTTATTTTTTATATTTGTTGCAATTATATTTGGATTTGTTTACATTATAACAAGATAAAAGTTTTACAGAGGAATAGCATCAATGAGTAAAGATTTAGACGAAAGCGTAGACAAACTAGAAGCCGCAACTGATCCTAATACTGTGATCAGCATTGGCGGTTACAATTTCACTCCAGCCAAACTTATGATTGCAGGTACGATCGTATCTACTGTTCTCGGTGGTCTTTATGGTGCATTTGAGGTATACAAGGATTATATGTCAATGAAGGAAGCCATCCAGACTTATGTGGCTCCTGACTTATCAGCAATCCAAGAGCGCATTACCAAGATGGAAGAACGCGTAGATAATGCTGTTGTAATGGTCGATGAAAGTGGCGATATTATTCGTGATGTTCGTTCTGATCTGAAGGGTGATATTGATGCCCTTCAGGCCGACATGGACGCCGCAGACCGTAGAAACCGTGAACTTGATAAAGAAGTTCGTGGCTTTGTTGGTGTAACAGACCGTGACATGAACGCCAGATTACGCACGATTGAACGCGAAACTGACCAAAAGCTAAAAGAGCTTGAAAAGAAGGTTGACGAGAAAATACAGAAGGCCTGGGAAAATCCGTTGGCTAAATAATATGGTAGAAACGATTTATGATGGTGGCGAACGTAGATATGTTGTTGCCAATAAGGATAAAATCATTATAATTACACATACTAGAAAGTATGCTAACTATATTGATGAACTTCTTAAACAAAAAGACTATGATGTAAGTTACAGCATAAAGGTGAATACAAAATAAGTTTGATAGTGTTGACGGAGCTTGTTATTTTCATACTATTATAACCTGTATAGGAGAAGACGAGTATGAACTTATTAGCAAATCTAAAATCAATGCTATCGGACGGCGAAAATGGTTCGGTATCTTCCAAGAGAGTTATTACATTCTTGGCAACATTTCTAGTTGCTTTAGCTTTTGTACTTAACTTGTTTTGGGGATTTGTAGTTGAGAAGTTTATGTACGATTCAATGATGATGATCGTACTTGGTGGTCTAGGTACAACAGTTGCCGAGAAGTTTGCACCTAAGAAGCCACCTGTTGCTTAATTAAAACAAACAAGGAGTTTAAAATGAAGAAGATTATTGCATTATCTGTTCTAGCATTGGCACTAACTGGTTGCGCAGCTAAGGAAGAAGAAGTTGCCGTTGAAGCAGCTCCAGCTGCTGAAGCACCAGCCGCAGAGGCCCCAGCCGCTGAAGAAGCAGCACCAGCTGCCGATGCAGCTGTAGTTGAGGCACCAGCTGCCGAAGCTCCAGTAGCAGAGTAATATCTGTGAGGGGGCTAGGTAACACTAGCCCCCATTTATATTATAAGGTGTCATATGAAAAAATTATTTCACTTAGACGATCAACCACTACCAGCCCTAGCTAACTCATCCTACACATGGTATATTGTTAGAGCTATCACTAGTAGCACATTAGAAATTGAATCCAACGACTTGCCTACCGAGCTTAGTGAAAAGGTCAAGATGTTAAAAATCAATGTAAACATCATTGACCATGAAGGAGCTCTACAGGTACTAGAAAACGCAATTGCAAACACTAACTCAGTTGTTGTTGAGTTGAGTGAGTGGAATGCTCCAGCAGGTGTTTTACTAGGCGATGCCATAGTTGATGGTCAAAGATTAAGTGAATTATTAATCAATAGCGGATACGCAAATCCAATATCATAGGTAACAAAAAATGAAAGTACTATTGTATATTCTTGCCCTAGTTCCAGCAGTTGCATTCGCCAACCCATATAACTGGAAAATTATTAGAGTAACGGATGGTGATACTGTTGTATTTGAAGCACCATTCATGCCAGCTCCTCTAAAGCCACAACTAAGCATTAGAGTACTAGGTGTTGATACACCAGAGAAGGCACCAAGAGCATTATGCGAGAAAGAAGAACTAGCTGCCATTGCCGCTTCTTCATTTACTAAGAAAATGGTAGCAGAAGCTAAAACAATTCAGATTGAAATCAAAGAACACGACAAGTATGGCGGCAGAGTATTAGGTGATGTGTTCCTTGATGGTAAGAGACTTTCACAACTTCTAATCGAGAATGGTCATGCTAGACCATACTACGGTCAGAAAAAGGAATCATGGTGTAACTAATGTTTATACTAGAACCATTTGCGCTACCATTCATTTACCTATTTAAATGGTTAGCTGCTGTTTTCCTATTCATTTCAAACATATCTTATGCAACCTATAGTAAGCTACTAGGTTGGAGTATGGATATTAATGATGCAGTAGAGGCCAGAGTTTGGCCTAAGGATTGAGGTGACATATGTTAAGTATGATTCCATTGCCATATAGAATTTTATTGTTTGCTGGCATTGTTGCTGGTGCATTTGCAGCTGGTTATAAAAAGGGAGGAGAAGCTGGTGAGCTTGAAATCCAGCGAGTAGCTAATGAAGCTGAAGAGCTATCCCTTGCTCTAAAGAAAGAACAAGAAATGATTCGTGAAGTTGTGAAGGTAGAGTATGTTGACAGAGTAACACGAATTAAGGAAAAGGAAACACAGATTGTACAAGCAGCAGCTGAAACAGTTCCTGGTCAGTATGATCTATCAAATGGTTGGCTACACGCACACAACGCTGCAGCTTCTCCAACGATTGATCTCGATATGAATCTGGCTGGTGATAGTACCAGCTCTCATGTTAAGGACAATGTAGCGCTTCAAACAATTGTAGAAAATTATTCTGTTTGTCTACAAAATGCTCAGCAGCTAACTTCACTTCAAAAATATCTGATTGAAGTCAATAAAACTATTGACCAAGAAAACGAGAAGCGTGGTATTGATATCAAGCTTCCTGATCTACCGTGGAAGAAAGGAGAGCAGAAATGAAATATCTCCTAGTATTACTAACAGCTAGTTTATTGACTGGGTGTGCAAATCCAATGACACGCCTACTGCCTAAGTTGGATAAGATTGAGCTGCCACCTGAATTAATGGAACCACCAAAGCCACTAAAAACAATCGAAAAGCCCCAGGCACCACAAGCGGAGTTAACAAGAGATGTCCCACCTTAATGAAATTGGCATGAACTATTTTCAACATTTGTATAGGGCATGGAGATGGGCATTTATGCTTATTGTACATGGCATTCTTCCAAATGTGTGGAAGGATAAAGTCAGTACTGAGATGTGTGTGGATAGAGAAGTTGACAATGCAACCAGAGCCTATATGCTAAAGACAATGTATAACATTGTTGAGAAGAAAGAAACACCAAGTGTATGGGATCGTCTTAGTGATAGAGAAGTTCAGGCAATGATTTTACATAATGATGTAAAGAGAGCAGAGGCAGCAGCAAAAGTCAAAATGATCAAGCCAAACACGAAGAAGAATAAATAAGCTTACATCGATTAAGTAAGGTAAGCCATCATGGTTGACTTTGAGTCAAGACTTTCCAAGATAGAGACTGACGTAGCAGCCATGAAAGAGAAGGTTAGCTTCTTCTCTGTCATCTATGAAAAGTTTGATAGAACTTTAGATAAACTAGATGAGCGTCAAGTTGAAGACCGTAAAGAAATCAACGAAATGATGAACAAGCTGCAAGATAGTATCATGGAAGAGATAAAGGCTCTCAGAGATGATATGGCAAAGCAACATATCATCGAAAGACAAAAGATTGAAGATTTAAACAAATGGCGTTGGATCGTAGTAGGAGCAGCAGGTATCGTGGGTTGGCTAGTTGCTACATTTACGAAGACTTTCTTGGGTCGATAGTTATTAATGTTTATACCAGGTCAAGTTAATAGAACTCCTGCATTACGTCTAAGGAGTAAATACGTGGTCGAATCCGTTAATAATATCCGCAATGATATGCCATTAGTTAGACAAGATGTTGCCCTAACTTCTGTAAGCTTAATTTCGAATAATTCAAGACTGCTACCTACACCTGATAGTAGTTTACTTTCAACTAGCCCACAAGAAATACAAAGACAACTTGAGGCTTGGGAAAAGGCAAAAGAACGGATTCATATAGTAGTATGAGATTCAAGCAATTCCTAGAAAACTTTATGGATGGCCGTAACCCTCAAGATAAGGGCGATATGGCTCGTCATGGTTTGAAGGGTAAATCAATTGCTCAATTGAAGAAAGTTAGATCCTCTGATACAGCATCCCCAAGGAAAAAACAGCTTGCACATTGGTTTATCAATATGCATAGCAAAAGAAAGTAGTTGACCTTTTAGAGCGCGGTATGTATAATCAGCCATGTCGTCGTTCTGATAGGGTATTAGGATGTTGTGGATTGATATCAAGTATTGTAACCTTGCCTCTAGTAAGTTCCCCAGATATAAAGTAAAAAAGCAAAAGCCGTTCCAGGCTAACTTTCGCTGTGTTTACTGCGGCGACTCTAAGAATAATAAATATAAGACCAGAGGATACCTTTTGGAGAATTCTAAAGGGTATGTGGTATATCACTGCCACAACTGTGGTGTCTCTACGAGCTTCGACAGCGCTCTAAAGTTTGTCGATCCAACGCTACATAAGGAATATGTTCTCGAGAAATATAAGGAGAGAGCTACGCAAGTCGTTACCTCCACTGTTTCTGATAACGTATTCCAGCCTGATATGTCTAAGTTTGCTAAGAGGAGATTTGAGAAGTTTGAACCATTAAAAGAGCTTAAGAAGGTCTCCCAGCTACAACCAGACCACACTGCGAAGAAGTATGTGGTCAGTAGACAGATCCCTTCTAATAAGCACTACCTGCTCTATTACTGCCCTAAGTTTAAAGAGTTTACCAATAAGTTAATTCCTGGTAAGTTTGAAAACACAGACCATGATAGTGGTAGATTGTTGATACCATTGATTGACCGAGAAGGTACAATGTTTGGATATCAAGGTAGAGCTCTTAATAACGATAAAATTAGATACATAACAATCGTCTTAGATGAAAGTAAGCCTAGGTTGTTTGGTCTAGATACAATTGACACAAAGCAAGATGTCATCGTTGTAGAGGGACCTATCGATTCGTTATTCCTACCAAATGCTATTGCTATGGCTGGTGGTGACAATGGGGATATAGAGAAGATTGGTTTAGATGATAAATTAATATTCTGCTTCGACAATGAGCCTAGAAACGTAGACACTGTCAAGCGTATGAAAAAGATGATAGATAAAGGATACAGAGTAACTTTTTGGCCAAGTAACATTCAGCAAAAGGATGTTAATGATATGGTGCTAAATGGGTTGAGCCAAGAAGAGATTTCAGGTATAGTATACAGAAATGCAAAGAAGGGCATGCAAGCCTTATTAGAATTACAAAAATGGAAGAAAGTGCAATGAGTGAAAAGAAAGAACCAAAAATTTGGACTACTAAAGTAGTCGAAGAAGAAGAGACAGGCGAACTTGTTATTTTATTTCCTGACGACCTCATGAACAGTGTAGGTTGGAAAGAAGGTGATATGTTAGCATGGGTTATGTCAGATGATGGAATGTCATGCTATATTCGTAAATTACAATCACCCGAGGATTAATAATGGAACACCTAGGAATCAAGATCGACCTCTCCCGCGATAGTTTATTCGACGATCATGGCCTAAAGAGATTACGCGAATCATATATGAAGGATGATGAGCAATCACCTCAGCATCGCTTTGCTTTTGTATCTAAGGCATTTGGTTCTAATGATAAGCATGCTCAGAGACTATATGACTATGCTTCTAAGCATTGGTTGTCATACTCTACACCTATTCTTTCTTATGGTAGAACAACTAAGGGTCTACCTATCTCTTGCTTTCTTAACTACATGGATGACTCTAGTCAAGGCCTTGTAGATACTCTTTCAGAAACCAACTGGCTATCAATGCTTGGTGGTGGTGTTGGTATTGGTCTAGGCATTAGAGCAGCTGACGAGAAGTCTACAGGCATCATGCCCCACCTAAAGATCTATGATGCTTCATGCTTGGCCTACCGCCAAGGTAGAACACGTAGAGGCTCCTATGCTGCCTACCTAGACATTTCTCATCCAGATGTCATTTCATTCTTGGAGATGAGAAAGCCAACGGGTGACCAGAACATTCGTTGTTTGAATCTTCACCATGGTATCAACATCAGCGATAAGTTTATGCAGATCATCGAGAAGTGCATGACTGATCCACAAGCTGATGATACTTGGGAACTAATTGATCCATTCTCACAGGAAGTTAGAGAGAAGGTATCAGCCAGAGAACTATGGCAGAAGATTCTTGAACTAAGAATGATGACAGGTGAACCATACCTCCACTTCATTGATACATCTAACAAGTATCTACCACAGTGGTTGAAGGATAAAGGCTTATCAGTTAAGCAATCAAACCTTTGCTCTGAGATTATTCTACCAACAGATAAGAAGAGAACAGCTGTTTGCTGTCTATCGTCTGTCAACCTAGAATACTATGATGAGTGGAAGGATGATAAGAAGTTCTTGCATGATGTTGCTGAAATGTTGGATAATGTTCTCCAGCACTTTATCGACAATGCTCCAAAGCCAGTTGCTAGGGCAATCTATTCAGCAACAAGAGAAAGATCTATTGGTGTTGGTGCTCTAGGGTTCCATGCATACCTTCAGAAGAATATGCTTGCATTTGAAGGTGCTATGGCTAAGTCAGCTAACATCAGAATGTTTAAGAATATTAGGGAGAAGTTAGATGCAGCAAATAAAAGCTTGGGTGCTGAGCGTGGCGAGGCTCCGGATGCGGTGGGGACTGGGTTTCGCTTTAGCCATCTTATTGCCGTGGCTCCTAACGCTTCTAGTTCTATCATCATGGGAAACACATCTCCTTCGATAGAGCCATATAGAGCAAATGGTTTTAGACAGGACACACTATCTGGCGCTTACTTCTACCGCAATAAGTACCTAAATACTTTACTTGCTTCTAAGGGATTGAGTGAGGAGAAGTTAGCAGAGGTGTGGTCTTCAATCATTGCTAATGATGGCTCCGTACAACATTTAGATATTCTTGAGGAGTATGAGAAAGATGTATTTAAGACTGCAATGGAAATTGATCAAAGATGGATCATTGAGCATGCTGCCGACCGCCAGCAATTTATTGACCAGGGTCAGTCAGTTAACCTATTCTTCAGACCAAACGCTAATATTAAGTATCTTCATGCTGTACACTTTATGGCATGGAAGCACGAATTGAAAACCCTATATTATTGTCGTTCTGAAAAGATCGGTAAGGCAGATAAAGTTGCCAAGAAGATCGAACGTGAGATCATTCAGGAAATAGACATTAAAGCACTAACCGAAGGCACTGAGTGCCTGGCATGCGAGGGATAACAAATGGCAGACTATAAATTCAAAGAAGTAGTTGTACAGGCAATGCAGATTAACGAAAATGATTTTGAAGTAATCTACAACTGGGCTCTACAGTTCAATGCAGCATCAGAAAAGACAGACACAAGCTTTAAGCTGCTGGGTGATGGGGAGTTTTACGTTGTCAAGAAAGATAGCAACATCTGGGTTATGAAAAATGGTAACCAGTGGTTAGTATTAAGCGATAAGCGTATGCAACAATTGTTCCAGGCTGTATAGCAATGAGAGCTGAAATCAGGGATGACTTCATTGGTGTATTCCATGATGCATACACTAAAGAACAATGCGATAAATATATCCGCTTTTTCAAAAACGCTGAGAAAGCTGGTATGGTTGTTAATAGACAAGTAAGTGAGAATGTTACGCCATTCTCTAAAGATGATCTATCAACAACAGCAAACGGTACTCATCTATCCGATTGGATTTTAGAGAAGCATCCTGAGATTGCTGAAGTATATTCTCATTCTCAAGAATTCACCAATGCGTTGATGAATAACTGTCTAAAGGAATACTGCAGAAAGTATCCTGGTCTTGCTGGCTTTCCAGATGCCGAGAAAAAGGTATCAATACAAGATACAAAGATACAGAAGACTGTTCCTGGGCAGGGATATCATGTGTGGCACCACGAGCACGGAACAAGTGGTAGAGCACCAAGAAGATTGTTAGCATTTTCACTATATCTTAATGACGTGGCTGAAGGTGGCGAGACAGAATTCCTATATCAGAAAGTAAGATTTAAACCAATTATGGGTCAGATGTTAATTTGGCCTTCATACTTCACACACGCTCACAGAGGCAATCAGCCATTGAGTGGGGAGAAGTATATCATCACAGGGTGGATAGAAAAATGACAACAAAACAAGAATTAACTCTCATGGACGAGAGAAGCTACTTCAAGCCATTCAGTTATCCTTGGGCATATGAGGCGTGGCTAAAGCATGAGCAAAGCCATTGGTTACATACAGAAGTACCAATGCTAGAGGATTCTAAGGATTGGAAGAATAAGTTAAATGATAACGAGAAGAAGTTCTTAACACAGATCTTCAGATTCTTCACCCAAGGTGATATTGATGTTGCTGGTGGTTATATTAAGACCTACCTTCCATTCTTTCCTCAGCCTGAAGTAAGAATGATGTTGGCTGGCTTTGCTGCTCGAGAGGCACTCCACGTTGCTGCTTATTCTCATTTGATCGAGACTCTAGGTATGCCAGAAGATACATACAATCAGTTCCTCGAATATCAAGCAATGAAGGAAAAGCATGACTATCTAGCAAAGTTTACAAAGAGTGATAAGAAGAGAATTGCACAGAACATTGCTGCATTCTCTGCCTTCACTGAAGGTATGCAATTGTTTAGTTCGTTCATTATGTTATTGAATTTCCCACGACACGGCAAGATGAAAGGAATGGGCCAGATTATTACTTGGAGTATCGTTGATGAGACTCAACATGCTGAAGCAATGATCAAATTGTTCAGAACCTATATCGAAGAGAATAGGGAGTTGTGGAACGATGAACTCAAATCTGAAATTTATACTATTGCAACTAAGATGGTCGAATTGGAAGATCAATTTATTGATTTGGCGTTCGAAGGGGGAGAGATGGAGAATCTTACTTCGGAAGACGTCAAGAAATATATCCGATACATCGCTGATCGACGTCTCATATCGCTTGGGATGAAGGGCATCTTTAAGGTAAAGAAGAATCCACTTCCATGGGTGGAGGAGATGATTAATGCTCCTACCCATACCAACTTCTTTGAGAACAGAGCTACAGATTATGCCAAGGGTGCTCTATCAGGCTCTTGGGAGGATGTTTGGGCAGCGTAATTGTAAGAGGCCATAAAATAAAGGGCGACACAGTTATTGGTGGCGATAGTGTTGAATTGGATAAATCTAATAGAAGAGCGCCTAGTGGAATGGGAAAGATAAGACACGCCTATATCATTTACATTGATAGGCCAGAGTCTATTGAATATGCCAGTCAATGTGCCAAATCATGCGAGCAGCATGGTATGCCTTATACCTTGTGGAAAGGTATTGACATGCGTGAAACCAGAGGCGAAGACCTAGAGAAAGAAACTGGTTTCACTTGGACAGCAAGAAACAGTGAGATGGGTTGTACTGCAAGCCATCTAAAGCTTTGGCATACTATTGCTGAGCAGCCTCATGCTTGTTGTGTCTTTGAACATGATGCTGTTGTAAGTCATAACTTCTATGACTATGAGATTCCTGATAACAAGCTAGTGATGCTTGGGTATAGAGTACTTAAAGCAGAAGATTATCAATATCCAGGTGGTGAAGTTACATTCATGGATATTAATAAGTTTGAAGGAACTCATGCCTATGCCATTACCCCTAATATGGCTAAGCACATGATCGATAGAATGAGAGGATTTTACACTCAACAATTTGGTGGTGTCAATACTACTATTGATGGCATATTATCCATCCATGATAGTTTTGGTATAGCTAGATGTGTAATGGATCCACCACCTGTTGTGTGTGTAGTTGGTGAGAATAGGATATCAACTATTCAAGGTAGACCAGCTCAATATAATACAAACCTATCACCGGGATTTAATAAAGGTCTTAAGGCTGAGCCACTTAGAATTAATCCTAGCTGACACATAAATAATCCTGAGAGGTTATTATGTGGCTATACAATGATAGAGAGCTGACTGACGAGGATATCAAGGGACATTACGGCTTTGTTTACTGGATCCATAACACTGTAGATGATATTGGATACATTGGCCGTAAGTATTTCACCAAAGCTGGTACCAAGCAAGTCAAAGGAAAGAAAAGGAAGACACGTAAGGAGTCTGATTGGAAGGACTACTACGGGTCATCTCCTCGTTTGCTAGCTGATATTGAAAAGCTAGGTAAAGATAAATTTAAGCGTACAATAATCAGACTATGTAAGACCAGGGGCGAGACTAACTACTGGGAAGCAAAACTTCAATTCAAGTATGAAGTCCTTGAGTCCGATCTATATTACAATGATAACATTCTTGTAAAGTTTACAAGGAGGAATATTGGATTATGAAAGTAGGATTTACATGTTCAACATTTGACTTGTTTCACGCTGGTCATGTCATCATGTTGAAGGAAGCTAAGACTCAATGTGATTACTTAATTGTTGGTCTACAGACAGATCCAACAATAGATAGAAAGGAAAAGAACAAGCCAGTACAAAGCATCTTCGAGAGATATGTTCAGTTACAGGCTTGTAAATATGTTGATGAGATTGTTGTGTATGCTACAGAAAAGGATCTAGTAGATATACTTCTAGCATATCCAATTAATGTTCGTATTCTAGGTAATGAATATGAAGATAGACTATTTACAGGTCGTGATGAATGTATCGAAAGGGGTATTAAGTTCTACTTTAACAAACGCGAACATACGTTCTCTACTACCGAATTACGGCAAAGAGTGGTCGATGCTGAAGCAGATAAAGCCATAGATCAGCATTGGAATTAATGTAACTCCTTGATTCTAAAGAAGATTTAGATGTTGACCTTGGTTGACCAGATCTGTATAATGGACGGCATGTTAGTATACACTCGTGCTCGCTTCAAGCCTAAAAAGAAGCGCAAGGTCCGCGGCGTCATCGCTACTAAGTTTGATGCATCTAAGTATGTGGATAAGAAGTCTACATATGTCTCTACCTATTCTGGCCGTCCTCCAAGACCAGAAAGCGAGGCTGTAATGCAAGTTAAGTCGCTTCAGACGAACGCCTGCTTTACTGCTCGTCAGTCAATGACTGATGCGGCATCTTTGGCTAAAGAGCCCAAGCATATTCAGGAAGCAATTATTGCTAAGAGTAAGCGAATTGCTATTGCATACAATAAGGGTGCCTATCAATATGTTACCGATGAAACAGATCCAAAGACAATTGGTAGTGCTGAGAGGTTAAGACGAGGTGGCTAGTAGTGTTATTGTATTTACACCAAGAAGCGGTAGCACTATAGCTGCTGAGCTATTGGCTTATAAAAACAAGGCAATAAACTTAGATGAGTTTATGGCTGGTAATATTAGGAAACCTCTTTTCAAGAGACTACCTCCTAATATCAAAGACTCAATTACAGATAGTAAATTGTTGAATGATGATTGTACTGAGCTCCGAGCTACAATGACAGAAAGTGAAAAATTTCTGTTAAATTTTGACTTATATAAAAGACGATCACAGTACATGAAGAATCTACATGATTCTAACAACCTAGTTATAAAATACTACCCAGCATTGGCTTCACCAGGTATCACATTCATTGAGTGGGCAATAGAAAATAAGTATACCATATACTTCACAAAAAGACGTTGTATTGAAGATCAGCTATACAGCTATCTGTTGGCAGATGTTAAAGAAACATTCTATAGATCAGCTGTCAAAGCTGGTAAGTTGGATATTGAGAAAGGAGCTGGATTCATAAACACAAAGAGTACACCTAAAGTTGTGTTTCCCAAAGTGACATTACGAGACGATACTATAATAAGCAGAATGTGTGATCTACTAAGTTTAAATATTATTTTTGATTCATACTTCAATAAATTTAAAGATTATGCTAAATTAGTTGTGTATGAGGATACGATTGCAAAAAACGACTTTACCACATTTGGAATAAGTGACAATCTAGCTCAAAGTTATTTTCAAGGTGAGAATTCTCTAAGACCTACAACTAAATCTTCAATTGGAGAGCAGTTCAATAACTGGGATAGGGTGTTGGAAATTCTCAAACATTACAACATGCTAACAAATGAATAATCTAGTTCTTTTCACTAATAGATCCGGTAGCACTTTATTGACTGACCTGTTGGCTTATAAAGATGGTTCTGTTAACCTAGGTGAGGGTCTCCACTCTATAGCCAGAAACTATAACTACAATCTAGAGTCAAATAGGCACACTACTTTATATAAAGAGTTTTCAAAAGAAAGTCTTACAGGAACATTCCATAACGAATTTACTCGTGGCTCTGATTACATAGGCTTCTTTAAGGGTAAGCAAAGAAGAATACAATTACTTAAGCAGACCAGCGAGCGATGGACAATTAAGGAAAACATTGAGAAGCTTACAGTGGACATGCCATTCATTCAGTACTGTCTTGAGAATGGAGTGAATGTATATCTCACACATAGGCGAGATGTTGTATCACAATTCATTTCTAAGATCAATGCACGGTATAGATCAGAAATAGCTAGGCATAACCACGACAGCAATTTTATATACACCAACTGCTGCTCATTCACAAATTACGATGTGATGAAAATTAAATTCCATTGGCTCCATATGTACACTGGCATCTTTGTAGACCAGCTAATGATGTGGAGAATCATATACGATAATTTCAAGATGTACGATGGGCTGAAGGTTGTTAGCTATGAAGATGAAATCAAGCCAATGAAGTTAACGAAGTGTGGTATAACGGATGAGGATGTTTTGAAATATAAAACAGAAACACAACATCTAGTGCCAACTCCACACAATGAATATCAGGTGGTTGTCGTAGATGATCACCCAAAGCCAATCATAGGAGCTTGGCAACAAGCTCTTTATTATGTTGATAGACACAAGTATCTAGTTGAGGTTTAATATGGAAACGCGTCCACAAATTTTTCTTGTTATGGGATTACCTGGTTCTGGTAAGACAACATTTGCCACAAAGTTGGTTGAGCTACTTAGGGCTAACGATGAGAAGGTCGAGCACTATAATGCAGATCTTGTAAGACAGTTGCATAATGATTGGGACTTCTCGCCAGAAGGTAGAATGAGACAAGCCAGGCGAATGAGAGATCTCGCTGAGCAATCATTGAAAAGAGGCTATCATGCAGTTTGTGATTTTGTCTGCCCCACACTAGAGGCACAGGATCTATTCAAGTTTGATACCATTATCTTTATGGACACCATCACAGAAGGTAGATTTGAAGATACTAACAAAGTGTTTGCAAGACCAAAGAACATCACTCATTGGGTTATGTGCTGGGAAGAAAGCAACGATATGATACTTGAGATTGTATATCAGTTGAAGTATGATACTTGGGACAACACAAAACCAACTGTCCAAATGATGGGTAGATATCAACCATTCCACGATGGTCATAAAGCTTTATTTGAAGAAGCATTGAAGAAGACTAGTCAGGTTGCAATCATGGTTAGACAAATGCCTAAAGATGATAACAACCCATTCACCATTATTGAGACAGAGCGTCTCATCATGCGTAAGCTTCAAAACTATATTGGCAAATTCACAATCGTTTGGGTTCCAAACATTGTAGATATTTCTTATGGTAGAGATGTTGGCTATACAATTAGTAAGATTGAATTACCAGAGGACATCCAAGCAATCTCTGCCACCAAGATTAGAAAAGAGATGGGAATAGGCTGATAGGATTTGTCTATCAATTCCTAAGAAACAATCAATCGTAGGTATAGTGTGTTTTGCTGTTTGTTCAGCATACATATTGTTGTTGACTGATAGAGTGTGATCGCGTACAATACTAATGTTATGTTACATGTGAGGTTTATATGAAGAGCACAGTTCTTGGACGAGGAGTTGAGTGGCCGAGTAAGAATGGAGACGTGGCTATTCGCAACATGACCGATGACCATATTAGATTCACAATTGGTAAACTATTCTCCTATGCAGAAGATAGAACAATTGAATATGATAATGGTTACATCTTTGATGGTATGGACACCAATGTAAGATATACAGATTTCACAATTCGTGAATGGATTCACGCTCTCCAACGTGAGCAGAAGCAGCGAAAGAGAGAAATTAAGAAGGCTCGGTCAATCAAGCGTGGCCTGGCCGCTAGTAAGAAACGAAAAACAAGGAGTTACAAATGAAGACAGTAGGTGAGAAATTAGAGAAGTTTGCAGTTACTGGTGTTAAGCCTGGTGCTCTAGCTCCAGACAATGCTTTCGAAACAATTACAGACGAAAGCTTTGCAGGTAAGTGGAAAGTAATTGTTTACTATCCAAAGGATTTCACATTTGTATGCCCAACAGAAATTGTTGCATACGATAAGTTGAATAAGGACTTTGCTGATCGTGATGCAGTTCTTCTAATTGGTTCTACAGATAACGAGTTCTGTAAGCTAGCATGGAAGAATGCCCACGAAGATCTAAAGAAGACAACTTCTTGGATGTTTGCTGATACGGGACGTATTATCGATGGTCACTATCATGAAGATGGTGGCTTAGTTGATCAGCTTGGTGTGTTCTTTAAGCCAGCTGGCGCAGCTCTTCGCGCAACATTCATTGTCGATCCTGATAACGTCATTCAACACATCACTGTCAACAATCTAAATGTTGGCCGTAATGCAGACGAAACACTTCGCATTCTTGATGCATTGCAGACTGGTGAACTTTGCCAGTGCAATCGCAAGATTGGTGAAGCAACACTAAGCGCCTAAGGAGTAACACATGAGCTGGGTAGATACAGTCAAGGAAGCACTGCCAGATTTTGCTAAGGACACAAAGCTAAATCTTGATGCAGTTATCAACCGCAGCAAGCTAGATCCAGTTTTAGCACATGGATGTGCTCTAGCTGCAGCTATGGCAACAGGCAACGGGAAGCTTGTTGCTGCTATTGAGCAAGGCATAGCAAATGATCAAGAGGTCGATGCAGCTTTAACAGCTGGTGCTATTATGGCTCAGAACAATGTCTGGTATCCATATGTTGAAATGGTAGAAGATCCAGCCCTAAGTGGACTTCCAGCGCTGCTACGTATGAATGCTATTGCAACACATGGTGGCACAACTAAACTAAACTTCGAAGCATACTCATTGGCTGCTTCTATTGTTGGTAAGTGTCACTTCTGTGTTAAGGCTCACTACAATACATTGAAGGCGGAAGGTCTAGATGTAGAGCAGTTAAGAGACATTGGTCGTATTGCAGCAGTTATTAATTCTGTTGCAAAAGTATTGAATGGCTAGTAGATTAGAATCTAAAGTTCTAGAAAGATTGGACGGGTCAGTACTAGTTACTGACCCGTTTCCATTTGTGTATGCTGACAACTTCTTTCCAGAAGATTACTACAAAAGAGTTGAATCTATATTCCCAACTGATGAGTACCTAACGCCAATCAACTCTAAAGAATATAAAACATTAGACACACAAGTTGATAACAGATTGACTCTATCAATCTATAGTAGAATGAATGGGTATGGTGATATTGACAACTACCCATATAGACGTGAGTGCATAGCAATGAGGCGGTGGTTTAGAGATTTTCTAATTCCTGCTCTTGCTAATAAATTGCAAATTCAACTTCCAGAAGTATGGGATGACGATACAAGATTTGTATTAGATCTTCCAGGTTACATTAAGAGACCACATACAGACATACCTCAGAAAATATTTTCTGTTCTAATTTACATGTCCAATAGTTCATCCGGAACCACTATCCTAAGACCAAAACAATCTGGGTTTAGTGATGACTATGGGTATGATCATCGTTTTGATGAATTTGAGACAGTATTTGATCCTCCATTCAAACCTAACTCTTTAATAGCATTAGCTCGCACAGATACATCTTTCCATTGTGTTAAGAAGTTAGGACCAGGCGAGTATCGTAAAGCGATTCACATAAACATAAGAACTTAATTATGGACTTATCAACAAAAGAGTTGATGCATTACTGCAAGACACAAATTGCAGGCAAAGACATATCATTTTATGTTCCAAACGGTCCATGTCTATGGCGAGTGAATACGTTGAGGACAAAGGAACCCTGGACTCTTGAATGGATTGATACTTTCCAACCATCAGATGTGTTATGGGACATTGGTGCTAACATAGGATTGTATTCTTTATATGCAGCAGTGGTTAAAGGTGTAAGAGTGTTTGCATTTGAACCAGAGGCTGCAAACTATAGAGTGTTGAATGAGAACATAAGAATAAACAACATGCAGGATAACATAAATGCATTCAGCATTGCAGTTAGTGACAAGCATACATTTGGCCAACTTAAGTTATCTAAAATAGAGACAGCAGCAAGTGGCCATCAGTTTAATGGTAACAATAGACCAGCCTTCAAGCAGGGTTGTATATCATATACCATGGATATGTTATATGGAGCATTAGGTCAACCTGACCATATAAAAATAGATGTTGATGGATTAGAACCATTAGTCATAGCTGGCGGATTAGATAAAGTGTTAGCTGGTGTAAAAAGCATAATGGTTGAAATAGATGAACAAGACCAATCAAGAACTTTTGTTAAAGATGTATTAATTAAACATGGATTCAAATGGAATCCTGATGTCGCTTTAAGATCTACCCACCAAACTGGTGACTTCAAAGGGGTTGGCGAGCATTTGTTCACACGTTGACTTGACCATTTGAATCCTGTATAATGATAAATATTTGGTAATGTTGAGGTTGAACAAATGGATCTTCCTATCGATAATGTAGACCTTCGTACAATTGTTGCTGCTTTAGAAAAGAGCGGTGATAATGATCTTGCTCAGAAGTTAATGCTTGTTAGCAGGTTGATTGAAGAAGGTGGTCCCTATAAAAAGATTCTCCGTGAAGAATACGGAATGGTAGCCTAATGAAGATTGAAGTGAGTGATAATACTGTTGAAGTGCATGTCGACGAAGAGGTCAGGAAAGAGTTAACTGAACTTGGCATTGATGTTGACAAAGAAATTCAACAAGGTATTGAGCAGGGTTTAAATAAAAAGGTAATGGTAGTAAACTCATAGCTAAAGGTGTTCTGGACTCGGGTTCGACCCCCGACATCTCCACCAAATGCCCATCACCTCTGCAGCAATGTACGTGGTGGCTATCTGACGGGGATGAATTTGGCTTCGACAGGGCAAGTAATAACCTAAGGGCTACCAGTGAGGCGACTGACTTAATCAGCGCAAAACAAGTAAACGCAAATGACGATTACTACGAAATGGCTCTAGCTGCTTAATTGCAGTCATAGATACCAGAGTTGACCGCTTGGTAACAGAAAGGTCAGAGGCGGCGGTGTAAAAACCGTCCGCCTTTTTCTTCCGACTGCCTAAATGGAGGTAACAACATGAACGCAGTAGACATATTAGAGAATGTTGAAAAATATTTTGATCGCCACCACAGCTTCTATGTGATGTGGGGTGGATTATTTGCTTTAATATTTTTTGGAATTTATATTCCATTTACCATCCACCATAAGGTAATGGAAAAGGTTCAGGCCCAGCAAATGGCCAATGTGTATCTAGTAGCACAAATGGACGACATGAATAATCGTATGGAGTTTATGGAACTCTCGTACGAAAAGAAGCAAAAGGTCATGCGTGAAGTGGAATGTTTGGCTAAGAACATTTACTTCGAAGCTGGTGGTGAACCATATGCCGGCAAAGTTGCTGTCGCTCAAGTTACCATGAATAGAGTTAAGAGTAACGATTACCCTCGTTCTGTATGTGGTGTCGTTTACCAAAAACGAAGAGGGGTATGTCAGTTCTCTTGGGTATGTGAAGGTAAGAGTAACCCCCGTAACAACTCCACTTGGCGCGAATCGCTAAAGATAGCTGAGAACATCTTGATCAACAAAAGAGAATATAATGTAGTTGGTCGAGCAATGTATTTCCATGCAGTCTATGTTGACCCAGCTTGGTCAGAGACCAAAAGGGTTGTTAAGAAGATAGGTAATCATATCTTCTACCACTAGTTGTCTTTCCTTGTGATGTGTGTATAATGTTATCATGTTTGTTTGTGAGGTGATGTATGTCTAATGGTGATTTTGAAGTTCTTCCTAGAGGTTCAATTGAAGAGCTGAGAGTTCTCCGTGAGTTTGTTCATAAGTTAACAAATCTCTCACAGAGCCACGATCTAACTCCTCAATCAATGTTAGCACAGATTGAAAAGATCAACCTGTGGTACGCCGGCCACAATGAAAGGTATCCCAATGTCTAATTATTGTGATGTTGTAGTTGACCTTCAGTCTGGGGATACGGGCAAGGGTAAGGTTACCCACTCATTACTAAAGAGTGGTGAGTACGATCTTGTGTTACGATACAACGGTGGCTCCAATGCTGGCCATACAATCTATCATAATGGTGAAAAGATTGTCACCCACCAGGTTCCAGCTGGTGTTCTTTATGGTATTAAGTCTCTTATTGGTATTGGTTGCGTAGTTAATATTCCAAAACTAATTGAAGAGATTAAGATGCTTAATGACCATGGATTCAAAACGGATGGTCTTATATCAGTTGATTATAGAGCCCATGTTGTAACAGAGGAGCATCTTGCCGAAGATGGCAACGATACTTCTATAGGAACTACGAAACAAGGAATTGGTCCTTGCTATAGGGACAAGTATGATAGAAAGGGTATTCGTATCACGGAGCTGTCATACCATCAGTCTAGAGACAATTACTTTACGCTTGTTGATAGTCTTCCCTTCTTGAAAGATGCAAGAGTATTAGCAGAAGGCGCTCAGGGGTTTGAGCTTGATATTGACTGGGGAGATTACCCTTATGTTACTAGCTCTCATTGCACTGTTGGATCTGTTTGCCTAAATGGCGTATCGCCAAGAAAGATCAGAAAGATCTATGGTGTTGCTAAGGCATATGAGACCTATGTTGGTACTAAAGACTTTGGCATGGATTGTGATGATCTCAAAAAGATTCAAGAGATTGGGCAAGAGTTTGGGGCCACAACTGGTCGTCCAAGAAAGTGCAACTGGATTAACTTAGACAAGCTAGCCTATGCTGCTAAGGTTAATGATATCACTCATCTAATTGTTAACAAGATTGATATTCTAGACCAGGTTGGTAGATATGTCTATATCGAAGACTTTGAGAGACATGATGCTGGTACAAGACTTGGATTAATTAGTGAAATTGTCAAGGCCCTACCAGACAACGTCAGAGTTATATTTTCTGATTCACCGCACACCATATAAATATATTGGAACCTTAGGAGGTGTACCATGAAAACACTAGTAGCAATTACATTGGCTTTGTTATCTACAACCGCATATGCACAATCATATGCTGAAGATAAAGAACAACAGAACAAGCTTATTGGAGCAATCGCTGGTGGATATCTTGGCTCTACAATTGGTGGTGGAGATGGGAAGACAGCGGCTACAGTTCTAGGCGCAGTTCTTGGTTATAAGTTTGGCGATAAGATTTTAGAGGATAATAGCCACAAAGTTTATAACCACGATAGTAAATATTATGGTTACTATCAACCTCGCTATAGACAGGCTGACATCTACAAGTTATGTGACCATAGAAATCCATACCATAAAGACTCTAGAATGTACTGGTCATATAATAGAGGCTGTGTACAGCGTTTGAGTGAACAAGTGAGACAATTGGAGCAAGATGCATATGAACAAGGTTACCAAGGAAACTGATAGTGCTGCACTTTATGAGAAGTACATTCAGAAACTCAATGTTCCAGAAGATAGAAAGGCAGCGACAGCGCTGAATGCAAGATGGTTCATAAGAACAGGGTACGTTCAAAACAGACTAAATCCAGTAGCGGATCAGGTATTGGAACTGGCAAGAAAGATCGCCTAGGGAGTGATATCATGTATAATGAAAGTGTGTTGAAGCCTCGAGAGCGTATTCACTTTGATCCTACAAATAGGGATCATGTTGAAGACTATGCTAATTTCATCAAGCATTCTAATTGGAAAAATGGTTGTAAGTACTTACTCGAACAACCATTCCAAGACATCCCATCAATGATTAATAACAAAATGATTAGACATTTCCTAAGTCCATACTTAAAGGAAGAATAAATATATTTTTAATCATTTATTGATTGGTGTTTGAAAATGAACAAATTAGAAGAATACGTCTTAAGGTACCAAGGAATTCATTCTGGTACAGAACAATATCTAGCATTAGACGGTAAGCTCCATAGAAATGAAACTGACCCCACAAAGGGTAAGATGTTGTTTGATGGGTCACAGCTAGGTAAGAAGTTCCCACCTTATATTCAGCAGGTAATAGATTCTAAGCGTAGAGCAATTACGTTGCTTGACTATGGGTGTGGCAAGGCTATTCATACCTACATGCCTCTATCTCATCACGGCAATAAGACGTTGCTCGGTAGATTGAATGGCATGATTCAATGCTACTATGCATACGACCCAGCCGTCAGACAGTATGCAATGAAACCACCTTTGGGAATGGAATTTGATCTTACATGCTGTGCTGATGTTATGGAGCATGTGCCAGAAGAGTTTGTACCTGTTGTGCTTGCTGAGATTGGCAACTACACAAAGAAGAATGGTGCAATGATCTTTTCCATCTCAGCTAACCTAGCTAAGAAGATGTTTACCGATGGTGAGAATCTCCATGCTACTATCAAGTCCATTGATTGGTGGACAGATGCAATCAGAAAGTATTGTGGTGATAAGTCTTTCTTATTGCTACACGATGATGACACAAGACTTGATCCACTAACACCAGAACAAAAAGAACAATTGAAAGCAGAAGGCATTACAACCCACACTCAATGTAGTACATGGATCCGATACTACAACTCACCAAGATATAAGATTTGGGAAAGTGATGGTGTAGAGAAGGCATACTACGAAAAGGTTGTTATTGAGGAAGTGAAGTGAAAGAGAAAGTAAAACTTTTCATTGGCCATGACTCGAAACAATCAGGCGTTTGCGATACCTGTAGACTCTCAATCAAAGACAACTCTGACATTCCAGTAGAAGTCATTCATCTAAGCTCAGTTGAAAGATCGGGAATGTTTTGGAGAGAGCAAGCTGTTGGTAGTACAGAGTTTGCGTTCACTAGATTCTTAACACCTTATCTTAAGGGGTTCTATGGGTATGCTATCTTCTGCGATAGTGACTTCATTTGGAACTGTGATCCTCAAGAGCTGCTAGATTACGTTGATCCAAACCATGCTGTAAGTGTTGTAAAACATAACATCAGTCAAGATCAAATCAAACCATT